CTCAAAACGTACGGCATACCGTAAGAACTACCTCTATTAGTAACGGCATATTCGTTCCAACCACTACCACCAACAGGTGCAATTTCGTCACCCCATTGCCATAAGTAACCACAACAACATTCAACAAAGAACCCTGAAATCATTCTTTTACCTGCCGTGTCAGAATATCCACCTGTCAATTTTGCTGAAGGAATTGCACTACCTGCAATATTTGTGCATTGATTTGAACCTTCAGCAAATATCATAAACTGTTGGTCTGTTGGTAATTTTTTACCTACAAGGTTCATATCAAATTGATGCTGAATAGGTTGACGGCTATTCGTAATCGTACCACTATAAGAAGAAGCCGTTGCCGTTCCTGTACCTGACTGTAAATAAATATCTACCCAAAACTTCTCAATGCCGTAATGGTCAATTAAAACCTGTCCTTTATTACCTGTTTTTGAAGCAGACTTAAATGCAGGTGTCCATGAACTGTTAGGTATAAAATGACCTGCATCATAACCTATTGCAGGGTGAGTTGACCAAAAACTATCAGAAGGTAGTGTTGGTGCATTTGATGCCGTAACACCTACACAAAGAGTATGAGCACCACCAATAAGAACAACGTCATCAGCCGTATAACCTGAAGGTGCAGTTTCACTTAATGAAGCAACAATTTCTTCATCATTGTTCATATAAAAGTAATAATCTTTTCCTGCTTGAACTGAACCTGTGTCAAGAATATCACCTATTGCATAGGTTAAATCAATGCTTGTATGGTAATAACTGCCTGATTTTAATTTAATTGTTGTACCTGCTTTTATTGTCACACTGCCTTTATCGGCTTTAATAAAATCAGGTTGTAAATAATCAAAGTCACGTGCAGAATAAGATTCAATTTTATTCAGGTCAGTAACATTAACAGTTAAGTCAGTTAAGTCTTCAGCGAAGTCAACAGGGTTTGTTGAAGTATCGTCTGTAAAATCACTCAACTTTGTAGGTTTATTTTTAATGTAATCTTTTTTAGTATTATCATTTTGTGACCAGTCTGCTTGAATCTGACCTGCGGCTGCTTGACCTGCCCAATATTTAGCAGAACCTTCAGTTGGTTCAGAAGGTTCACCAATTGCATATTGTTTTGCTAAAGTTGCATTGCCTGAAGCACTATCAATATTAGTTAAGTCACTTGCAACTGCATTGATATTTGTTAAATCACCTGCAACTGCATTGATATTTGTTGCGTTTGTTTTAACTGCATCAATATTTGTTAAATCACCTGCAACTGCGTTTACGTTAGAAATATCTGCACCAACTGCATTAACATTTGAAACTGAACCTGCAACTGTTGTAACATTTGTTGCAATGTTTTTTACGGCAGTAACATCACCTGAAATACCTGCAACGGTTGTTACATCATTTGAAATACCTGCAACAGTATCAATGTTTGTTAAATCTGCTTTTACCGTATCAATGTTTGTTAAATCACCTGCAACTGCATTAACATTTTCAATATCCGTACCAACCGTATTTACATTGCTTATTGAACCTGAAACAACAATTACATCATCAACTGCACTTGCAACTGTGTTTACGTTTGTTATATCTTCTGCAACTGTATCAATATTATCAATGCTTGCATGTAATCTTGTTGCAATACTTTCAAGTTCATCAACGTCAATTGTTGAATTTATAAGACCTGTTTCTTCTTCATTCCACTTCAGGGTTTTACCTGCTGAAGGTGCAGGTAATGTCATATCAAGGTTAGAAGAACCAACTGCAACTTTAATTGAACGTTGCAATGTATAATCAAGTTCTTGCAGATTACATGAAACTTTATCAAAAGAATTTTCTATTTCAGAACCTTGAAAACCTGTTGATGTTGAATATTTTTTGCTTTGATAATCAGAAACGTTTCTTGAAATAATTACATAATATTCTGACGTTGGTGCAGAATTACAAGTTATATAACCTGCAACTTCACCGAAAGAAACACTGTAATCTGTTCCATATGTCAAGGTTGTTTGTACTCCTGTTGAAATTTTTTCAAGTCTAACAGTAATGTCTGATTCCGTGAAAATTTTCCAATTAAAAGAAAATTGTGTTGTGCTTCCATTCCCTGTATATTTACAAGGACTGTAATTTACTTCATTTGCCATAATAAAATTACTCCTTTACTTTTTCTTTTTGTCTTCATTTCCTGTAATGTGTTTTGCTCTCTTTTCTGTATAGCCGAGAACCTTCATTGCACCTTGACCATATTGACCTTTAGCAATATCACCAACACCTGAACCCATATTTGTAAATGCTTTTGAGTTATAACCAAGTCCAACGTGTAAACCGAGATAACCAACTGCATCAAGGTAGTCTGCAAGTGAAACATCTTCTTTTGAAATCTTGTTTATTTCTGCTTGAATATCACCCAATAATGGTGTGTTTTGTGGCATAAATTTTTCTTTATATGCCATTCTATTAAGTGCATATTTGTAAATATCCCCTATAATCGGCAATGCATCAGAACCGAAATTAAAGATACTCATTGAAGCATCTTTTTTAAAGTCATCATCATCACCTGTAAACAAGAATCTTAAAAATGAACCTGAAGTTGCAACTGCATACAAGAACGGTTGCAAATAACCGAACTGAAACAACATCTTTGCACATTGTGCTTTTGTCATATCACCGTTAGCAGTTGAAACAATTGCATCACCACACATACGTATGTACTGTTGAGGTGAGTTTTTAAATGCAATAAACAGTTTACCCATAGGGTTACGTGTCATATTAACCTGAAAGTTTGATAAAGAAGAAACTGCACTTGACTGTTGTGAACGGTTTGTTGAAAGAATAAACTGTTTAATTGCTTGTTCTTCAGACATTCCTTTTTCTTCTATCAGATAATCAATGTAAGGTTTTCCACCGAAAATAATTGCACCAATATCACCCATTTTGATAAACATATTGCAAGCATCTTTTAATTTTTTAGACATTGCAAATGCACTATTTTCAACTGTTTGTTTTAAAAATTCGTTTGCATAACTGCCTTCATACCTTGCTTTTATGTAAGGTATGCTCATAACATAATCAATTGTTTGTTTAGGGTGTGCAAGTGCTTTCAAGAACCCTGCTTGCCATTTCATATACGGCATATCAACGGCATAGTTATTTGCAGATAGTAACTGTTTTAAACCTACAATTGGTTTAACTGCAACGTTTGCTTGAATCCAATTACCAACCATATTGTCAATAATTTTATTCATACCGTTGAAAACAGGTGCTTCTTTTTTGTATGTAACATTTATCAATGCTTGTTCAAGAGTTCTGTAAACGTCTTCACCGTATTTATTTATAATGACACGTTTTAAGTCTAAATCTTTGAATCTTAAATTTGCACGGTCTAAACTATCAGACATGAACACAAACTTTGAAACACCTTCAATATGGTTGTAAAGTGTTGCAACAGGGTTATGAAAGTCCATTGCTTGTGTTTCAGACTGTGCACGTGCTTTTGTAAAACTATTATTCAAAGACTTTGAAGAATAGTCATTATATAAATCAACTTCAGAACCTCTTTCAGGTGTTGAAGGAAAATAACAAGAAACTTTTGGTAGGTCTAAACCGTACTTGTTGATAAATGCTTTATTAACAAGAGGATAGAAAGACTGTGCAACGTTCATCATTGCATCAGCAAATTTGACATCTTCAAGAGATAATTCATCAAGCATTGCTTCAAGTGTTTCTTCACCGAATTGATTTATAAGACGTTTTTCAAGCACTTCATTTTTTGACCAAATATATGCCTGAATAATATCCATTTTAGTAAGAGTTCTGTCAACACTACGTGTTTTTAATAAATCACCGTTTGTATCGTACTTTCTTCTTATTTCAGGATATGTGTGTTTTTCACCTAAATATTCAAGAATTTTCTTATCCCAACACCATTCAGGCAAGCCATAAATCTTTGCAACTTCACGTTCAAACTTTTGTTTTTGTTCGTGTTGCCATGCTTGTGCTTGCGTTTCAGCATACAGTATTTCTGCACCGTATCTGTCTTTGATATTTTTATTGAATATTGCGTTAAGAGTTGATTCAAGGTTTGCAACTTTATCAATGTAATTCTTTATGATATTACCTGCTTGTTTCTTACCTTGAACAATATTTATCAATTCTTCAATATCTTTTGTTTCATCAAGTTTTTCTATCAGGTCAAGTTCAGACTTTGCACTTTTACCTGCTAACTTGATTTTCACAATAGCATCATATAATTCTTTCATAAGGTCAGTATCAGCAAAGGTTCTACCACCTGATTTATATGACAAGAATTTATTGATAAGTTTATCTTTAAATGACAGACCGTTATCTTCAGCAGTTGCAAATTTACCTGATTCAAGACGTAATTCATTTGCTCTTTCAGGTGAAAGTCTATCAAGTTCACGTAATTCTTCAAACAGTTTGTTTGTTCTGTAATCGTATCTTCCAACACTCCTACCGTTCTTTTTAACGTTCTTTGTACCCTGAAGTTCTTTGTGTATTTCTCTTTCAAGATTTCTTCTTAAATTAACATCTTCCATTGTTTTAGCAATGTCCATGATGTTATCTAATGAAGACATCAAGAAACTTACAGAAGGTACATCAAGAATATTTGCAGTAAGTTTTGCTTTGTCAGAAGGTTGCAAGAAGTCTAAACTTCTCATTATTTGCTTAACTGTTTCTTGATATACTTTGTTATCATTAACTGAATCAAATTCCGATTTAAGTTCAAGTGCTTTTGAAAGAATCTGACGTTTTGCTTTGTCAAATTTATCTGCATTTTCGTTTCTTTCAATTACACCTGAATCATAAATAAACCTGTCTTCATAGTCCTGTTTAATTTCATCATTAAGACCTTCAAGCCATTCATATATTGCAGACAGTGCAACGTTTCTGTTTCCTTTTCTGAAGTTGCTTAACAGAACCTTGTATTGTCTATCTGCTTCATCAATTGCTTTTTCATAGTATTGTGCACGTTCATCAAGTTCATTTTCAATATTTGAAATGTTATATGACCTGTTAATAATTACATCAAGTGCTTGTTCAACAAGTTTGTAATCACCGTCAATTTCATCATTGTCATAACTTACACCTGTGTCACCGTAAAATTCAAGCCAATGTGCACGCATACCACCTGAAGTGGTAATTTTATCATCAACTTTATCAAGTAGTTCTTGAATTGCTTCACGTTTTTTACCGAAAGATTTTTTATTTGAATCTGTTTCAAATATAGTTTTCAGGTATTTAACACTTTTACCTGTACCAACAGATAATATTTCATAAGAAACATCTTTATATCTTTTTGATTTTTCATCAAGTTCAGTGTTGTCACGTTCAGGTAATTTTTCAAGTTTTTCTTTTCTAACAATATCTTTTACACGTTTCAGAAGTTCGTTTGCCTGTTTGCGTTCTTCATAGTATTCATCACCACCAAACATATTATCAAACATTTCTTGAACTTCATCAGATATATCAGCACCTTTGTTTTCAAGACTTGTAATATCATCATAGACAGATTTTAACCACTCTTTAAAGTTTTCAAATACCTGCCTTAAATAATTATTCGGTGCTTTACCTTTATAAAGATATGCTTCAAAACTTCTTGCAAATTTTTCTTGTTGTGCAACGGTGTATTCACCTGAATAACCTAACCACTTATTTACTGCTTCAAGTTGTTTTTCTGCGTTTTTATCAACCCTTGCAAGTTCGTTCAAACCGTTCAAGAATAAGTGACCGAGTTCATGCAGTGCAGTAGAACTATCATGATTAGCCATGATAGTTATAATATTTTTATTTTGTCCTTCAGTGAAATAACCGTAATATTCTGCTTCTTTTTTCGCTTTCTTTTCCCTGTGCATCTTAACATAATCGTTATATGTTCTTGCTGATTTTTTGTCAGTGTCAATGTAGTTTTCAGGTATTTCTTGGTCATTCATAATATAGTAAGCATTAAGCATTACTTCCATTCTTCTATCTTCATTGCTGAATTTTTCAGGGTTTTCAGAAATATCAAACGCATCTTCAAGAACATGAATTTTAGCCATAAGACTATCTTTTTCTTGTTCAGAAAGTTTGTTTTCTTCTTCACCGAATTTTTCATAAAGTTCAGTGAGTTTTTCTAAAACTTCAGGGTAAGTGTACCCTGCAATAAGTTTTTCTTCTTCTTTGTCTTCAGATTCGTTTGCTTCTTGATAATAAGTTTTCAGAACATCAACTGCATTATCATCAAATATTACATAACATCTACCGTCTTCTTTACCATTATAAGTAATACCTTTAATGCCATATTTATTTAATAATATACTTGCTTCTCTTTGACTGTCTGTCATTAGTTTTTCACTACTATACGAAACCAAGGTTTTATATATTTGTTTGCCTGTTATATTTTTGTCAATAGTAGAATATATTTCATTTATATTAAAATCGTCATAGTTCACATCAATATTATTATCAAGTTCAAATTGATTCCATTTATCCCATGCATCTTCAACCATTTTATTGGTTTCAATTGCATCATATTCGTTATTCTCAATTTCAGCATCATAAATTTCTTGAACAATATCACCTGCTTTTTTACCAAATTTATCTACAACACGTTTGATAAAATGTTTTATTGATTCAATTTTAAGTTCTTGAATATTGTAATCTTCTGCAAGTTTTTTAATTGCTTCTTGTACTTTTTCAGGTTGTTCAGAAAACTTTTTATCTTCGTCAAGAAGTACATCATTTTCAGGTATGTCAACCTTATATAATTGACCTTCTGACATTGTTAATTTTTCAGTTTCTAAACGTTCTAATAATTTCAATTGTTTTTGCAGTTTGTTTAAGTATTTATTATTTCCTTCTAAAATTTCTTGACGTTGAATATTTTTGTTTTCTTCACCCCATTCTTCAGCATATTTAATATCTTCTTTTAAAATATTAACTGTTTCATTTTTTCCAAAGGTAAACAAATAAGATAAGTATTGATTATCTATGTCTTTAAATTCTGTTTGTTCAATAGGTTCACCACCATAATTGTATTTAGTAGATTTACTTTTATCCACTAAACCCATTCTGTAATTTTCAGATACATCTTTATTGCCTGCAAAATACAAACCCCAACCATGTGCCTGATTACCTTCGCCTGAACCTATGTGGTCAAGTGAAAATTTATCAAACCTGTGAGGTGTTCCATGATATGCAGACTGAAAAAATGTATTTATCTGATTAGAAGGAACATTATACTGCACGTCAAATTTATCAAACCATTCATCAAATGCTTTGATATTACCTGAACCATATTTTTTAAAGAACTGACCGAAAAGTTTTGCGTTCGCAAATGCAACGTCTTGACTTAAACCACCTTGCATGAGTTTTTCATATGCTTTGTCTTCAACTTCAGCACATTTCAAGTCCTTTTCAAATTCTTTTGCATCATATTCTTTTTTAGTGTCAAACGGTGTGTTTGTTTCTTTTAAGAACTGAACTTTGTCATCACGAGTTGAAAAGTTTATTGCATTGTCAATTTCTTCTTCAGATTTTCCTTTTTTAGCAAGTTCTTCTTTTACTTTTGAATCTAAATAAGAATCATAACCTGCAATTCTGAATATACCTGCATCAATTAAAAAACCGTCTTTAGTATATTTTTCACCTGCTTTTGGTAAAGATTTAATACCTTTATCAACTGCGTTCATTCCTAAACCTGTTACACCGAAAGATATTGCTTCCTGACCTAACTGTTCAGGTGAAGGAAATAAAGCATCAAGTAATTGTTCAAATGAATAACCTTCTTCACCGTCAAGATTAAATGCAACTTGAAGCAAGTCACCAACTCTTTCTTCACCCATTTCTTCAAGAATTCCGTTAAAACCTAAATCATCAACGGCTTTTGCAAACGGCAATTTTGTCACCTTTTCTGCAAGTTTAACAAACTGTTCTGTAAAACCTTCAGGGAAATGTTTCAGAACAGGACTTGCAATAACTTTGCCTAATTCACCCATTCCTTTTAATGCAGGTCTTACCAACATTGCACCTGATAATTCAGAAGCAGTTTCAATGTTTGTTAGTGCTAATGCTTTCATAAAAGCAATTGCAGGTTTTTCTTCAGATTCTTTTAATATTGCTTGACCTTCAGGTGAAATTGCAACTGTATCAGATAGCATAATGTCACCCATTCTTGCACGTACTTGTTGTGGTAATCTTGTTGCAGTAAATGCGTATGTGCGTGGGTTTATTGTTGCGTTATATACAGTTTTCTTAACACCTTCTGCAATTTGTTTCTTCAGACTTTTTTTCAGAACTTCAGTGCTTAATTTTGATGAAGTTGCACCGACTGAACCTGTACCACCTGAAGTTAATAAACCAATGCCAAATTCAGCCATGAACGGTATTGTTTCAAGACCGATATTCATAGCACCACCACCAAACGTGTAACCACGTGTTTGTATTTCAGCAAGGTCAAGTACAAAGTCTTCAAACTTCTGACGTTCTTCAGGAGTTATAACCTGACCTGTCTGAATCTTATCTGAAATATGTTTAATATCAAAAGACTTGCTTCCTTCTTTCCAAGAACCCATATATGGTACAAGTTCGTTTTTATTTTTCTTGTGCCATACCTGAAGTGCAGTCATAGAACCTTGACTTTTCCATTCGTTGATTTTATCAGGTGAAACGATATTTGAAACCCATTGTTTCTCGTCTTCAATACGTTTCTGACGTGTTTCCTGTCTTTGTTTAATAATATCGTCATAACCTAAATTAGAAAAAGTATCAGGTTGATTCAAATTATATTTATCATTAAATTGTTCTTGCGTAATTTGTTCTTCTTGAAACAATGCCATGTTGTTACCTCTTATTTTTTCTTTTTCTTGTCTTGTAGTGCTTTTGCGTGTTCTGCTTCCTGAAGTGCATGATAATAACCTGCCATAGGGTCAATTTGTCCTGTTTGTTGCATATGTGCATATCTGAAACGTTCTTTTAATGTCATATCAGGTGTTCTTAAAAAACCTCTGTTTCTTGCATCTTCCATGAACTGTTCAGGTGTTACACCGAGTGCTTTAACCCTTTGGTAGAATTCGTTTATATTTTTAGGTGCAGGTCTTGAAATTGACATTTCTGTACTTCTTAAATCTAACGTACCACCTGCCTTGATTCTGTTCACTTTTGCCTGATTATTTATTTCAGTAATCATTTTATTGTTTGCAAAGTCCTGAAGGTTCAGTTTAGATGTTCCGTCAGGGTTTTCAAACTCTCTTTTATAAACTGCTTCTGCAACAACTCTGTTAATAAGTCCTGCTTCTTGTTTATTAAAAAAGGTGAACGGTTGTGTGTAAACGGTTGGATATTCTTTAGCAAAGAAATATTCAGGTTTATCCGTCCACCTTTTCGCACGTAACAAGGCATTTTCAGAAGCCGTTTTATAAATCTCTTGTTGTTGTCTTGAAGGTAAAGATTCAATATCATAAACACTTTTTAAGTTCGGTGTTTTTGCAACAACTTTGTTTAATTCATCAAGATAGTAATTTTGTGCAAACAATTTCTGTTTGTTTACTTCAAGAATATCTGCTTGTTTTTTCAGACCTTCTGTACTGAATTGTTTTGCAATTCTGTCATAACCTAATTTTTTACCTGCAATACCTTTAATAGAACTTTCGTCAAGTTGGCTTAAATTAGATTCAAGATAGTCTGTAACAGGTGTGATGTATTGGTTCATCATACGGTTTCTTTCTTCTTTTGTGATAACACCTGCTGAATATGCAGAATCAATATTACCCTGCATACGTGCTATATTCTGCATATAACCAAACAAACCCTGTTGTGCTTGTTGTTGTTGCTTTCCTTTTTTAATTTCCTTGACATTGTAATTGCCTGAATTATCTGTTGAAAAACTGATTAAATCGTGCAGGTCTTGTTCAAGTTGTTCTGCACATAGTTTTTTGTCTAATGGTGTCATTTTAGCAGTTCCAACACGAGAACCACGACTACCACCTTCAGGGTCTTTCACAATTTTCTTTTTATCCCTGTCATAGTAGTAGTCTGTTTTTGAAGAAAGTCCATATATACCAAGTACAAGGTCTTTACTTCCTTCAGGTAAATTTTTATTAGTTTCAATAAATTTCATTACTTTGTTTAAATCTGCTTTACCGTCAAGAATTGTTTCAGCATCTTCAGAATTCATACTGCGTAAAGTATTACCGAGTTCTTCAACTGCCGTTCTTGTGCTTTGATTTTTCAAAGATGTAGTAACGTAATTTTCAAGTTTTTCAAGTGTTTCTGCTCTGCCTATATCGTTTCTAACACCCTCGTCTTTTAAAAGTCTTTGTGCTTCAAGTGGGTTATTCAGTGCAAGTGCAGAAATATATGTTGCCATAACATCATGGTTTGCATCTTTTAAAAAGTTATCAACAACAACTTCACCTAAACCTGCAACTGCACCGTTACGAAGTCCTTCAATTCCGTTAGCATAAATCAGACGTACTTCATCAATATTTGCACCGTTTAAACCTAACATTGAAACCTGATTTGTCAGGTTTTCATAACCGTTTTTCAGATTAGTTTGAATATTGCTTTGTTGTTGTTTTTCAACCCATTGAGCATTATACGTTTTATATCTGTCATAAACATTTGTCTTAATATCAGACCACTGTTTTTGACAAAGTGGGTTTACCTTATACTGATTTGAAAGTGATTCAAATGCCTGTTTAAGTTCAACTTCTCTTTGTGGGTTTGTCGGGTCTGCTTGATATTTCAAATTTATTTTATTATTTTCTGCAAGAAATTTTGTTGATAAATCAATTTGATTACTTGCAAGAGTTGATTCATTTGCCTTTTGAGTAATTGAAACACCTGCTTGCACACCTTGACCGAACATATCAGCAATTTGACCTGAAGTATCAAGTTCAGCAATTCCTTTAGAAAAATATTGTCTATCGTCACCTTGTTGTATGTGCATTGTTATTTACTCCTATACTATTTTTGTGGTATTCCCTGAAGGTAAACCGTTGCTTGTTGGCAGGTTTCCAAAACTTCCTTTAGTCCAACCACGAGAAGAATTGTACCAATTTTGAACTGCCGTACCGAGTTTTGAATTAGATATTTTACTGCCGATATTACCGAGTGATGCAGTTGCCTTTGAACCACCACCCAAGAAATAACCCATACCTGCATTAACAACACCTTCAAGAAGTGAGTTATAAAATGCAGTTTTACCTTGTCGCATAAGGTTATTTATTTTTGCATTGGCATCTTTTTCCATAGCATTTATGTCTTTGCTCATAGTATCAAACGTTTCATCAATAACTGCTAACGGTGAACCTGAATCAAAGTAAACACCACTTTTCAAGAAAGATGTTTTTTGTTGTTGCATAAGTTTTTTTGCTTGTCTTGCACGTTCTGAACTCTGTTCTTTTAATTGATTCACAACTTCATTTGCTTCTGCTTTTGCATTTTTTGCGTTAGAAATTCCTTGAACAATTCCTGAACCAAGTGCAGTAACTGCAAGAATTATCGGTATAAGTGGTAATGCCATTTTATATATCCTTTCTACGTTCTTGAAACGTGTTTATAGTGTGGAATTATAGCCGTTATATGAAATGGTAACGGACTGTCTTGTACTACAAAATAATGTTTTTCACGGTCATAATCGTCTTCATATTGAATTTCTTTGTATTCGTCCATTGGTAAAGGTGGTACGTCATACAGACCTTCAGGGTTAAAGTCTTGAACGTCTGCTAAATCGTATAAATTACTTCCGACTTTACCACCTGCCGAAAAACTCATTTGTAAGCCGATTTTATAAATATTTTTCATATTACTGAAAGTTTGTGTTCCGTTTGAAGTTAGTAGTAACCCCAAGTTAGGACTTTTCAAAACACCTTTATATTTCAAACCGATAATTGCCGTGCCAACTTTATTAACGTTAGCACTTGAAATATCAACTTCACCGTTTTCAACAACGAAATCACCAATATAACCACCATTACCAACAACGGCAACTGTTTCACCTTCAAGGTGATTTAAACCTGTTAAGTGTGTTGCAGATAAATACCATTTTGAAGTTGATAAACTTGTTGGTTCAAGAAGAATATTAACTTTAACGTGTGTTGAATCAGTATATTCAACAATATCTAAAATACCATATTCACGACCTGTAACTGTTTTATACCATATTCTTTTTCCTACATCATTTAAAGAAAAATCTGCACTTGAACAGGTTAAAACCTTTGTTGTTTTATTCAGTGTTATTGTGCTTGTGTGTAGTCCTGAATATTTCATTGAACAGTCAAGATAATTACATTCACGTAATTCTTCTGCAATTTCCCTGTAAAATGCGTGTTTATCTTCCTGTTTTAATTCAAGAATATCTGTTGCAGTTGCACCTTCAGGAACGTCTGAAACAAAATCTTCAAACCTTGAAAATTCAACTGTTTCAGTTAGTCTTTCAAGATAATATCTTGTTACACCGTTTATTACACGTTTGATATTAGCAAATAAATCATAATTACCGTCAGGACGTGTAACCGTGCATATGTCAATAAATTGACCGTCAGTAATAAATTCAGACCAACTGTTTACTGCTTCATCATTTGAAAAACAAATTGATAAAAGTCTTCCACCACATAAAGCAAATATCAGACCGAAACGGTCAAACTTGTTTGCAAGTTTTTTAATTCCACCTTTTGTGATTTCATAATTACCTTTTGATAAATTTGTTGCTTTAAATTGTTCAAGCAATACATCATATTCAAACATATAAAGAAGTCTGTGATTACTTGAAACAAAGAACACATAATTGTCTTTGTGCACAGGTCTGACTTTCCCTACACCGTCACGACATGAAAGTTTTGCAGATATATCTTCAGGTGTAATTGCCTGTGTTACACTTCCACCGTTTACGGTCAGAATACCTTCGGCAGTTCCAACAAGTAAACTGTTTACACCTGATTCAAGCCATAGTGCTTTTGAATTCGCTTCTGCAAGGTCAAATTGATAACCGTCATTTGTACCTGTACCAACTGTAATATTATTATAATCTGCACCTTTAGAACCATAAAGGTATGTCGGATATTTAGAAGAACTGCATCTGTTCAAACGGTTTTCATAAAATGCACATGTGCAAGGAAAACCATGATTTGTTGATTCAGATACATTTGATAAACTTGCCGTACCTGAATTTGTGTAATTTGTTTTATCTAAAGTGAACGAGTTTGCAGACGTTCTTTTTAGTTGGTATTCTGCATAATGACCGTCATTATGGTTAATATATAAGACATCACAGTTTTGTGTCATATTCAAATTAAATACTTCAGTTCCCCATGGGTGAATAAGTGTTAAAGGTTCGTTGTTATTGTTTAATACCTGAACAAGTTCGCCATTTGCGTTATATGTCCAAAATTCAATATATTCAATTCTGAATACCAAAAGATATGCTTGCTCTTGACTAAACTTAAATTCATATAGTGCTGAATTACCGATTTCTTCAAGAAACTCAAAACCTGTTCTGTAATAAACATCACCTTTAACTGTATGAAAAAAATTGCGTGAAATTTCATGACCGTTTTGAAATAAAGGTAAATCATAACGGCTTTTAATATCACGGTCAATTTGACCTGAAGAAAAATTGTTTTTTGGTATTGATGTTCTCATTATAAAAATTCCTTATCTTGCTGGATAATTAAAATCTTGTATTTCTGCAAAACATTTTGCGTGTCTGTATTTTGGAGTGTTAATAACTATCATTCTGTTATCACGTCCGTATTTTGTTGATGTTTCAACATATTTTTGTTGTGCAAGTTGTTTCAGCATACTTGTTTTTTGTTCGTCTTCGGTTAGTGGTAAGCAGATTTTTTCTGCAAGTTTAAGTGCAAGACAGTCACAAAATTCAGCATCAAATTTTGTAACGTCTTCAATATCAGCAATGTATCTGATTTTTATGTTTTCATCTGAATCATATTTGTTGCAATAAAGATAATCACCTTCAATTTGATAGAATCTATCAGTTATAGGACTGTCTAAATTAAGAACCTGAAGACAGTCATGAGGTAGTGCATATGCTTTTGTATAACCGTAAACAGGTGTGAAATTTGCAACTTCTGCAAGAACTGCACGTTTAATTGAAAAACTTGCGTTCATATTCAACAGTAAAGATTTTCTTACCGTGTCATACCACATTCTACACTTTTCACTTTGCTTTGTTTTTTCATCAATAGCAGTAATATTTCTAACGTTGCAATAATCAAGTGCCATATTGCATATATCAAGAACAGATGTAATCATAATTATTTCCCTTTTTTATACGAAAAAAGACAGACCTGTAACTTAATACAAGTCTGCCTTTTTTATTTACTACATAGTAGAAGTCAAGATTATAACTTTAGAACCTTGAAGTCTAACTGCTTTAACCCACATATCAATTGTTACTTCCCAAGAGTTTACGTGAGTTGCAGAACGTTCACAGTCAAGTCTTCCGATTTCAACTGCAAAAGCAATAGATTTCGGAGCCATGAGAACGTTTGAACGAACGTTTGCAGAAGATTCAGGTAATATCGGTAAATCAACCGTTGTACCACCTTGAACATTACCTGCAAAAGTTACTACGTTGAAACCTGAAGCATTTGTTATTGTGCCTCTGTCAACTACGTGTTGATTAGAATACAATGCGTTCATGTATTTGTCATCATTACGTAATGCTTCTTCTTCTGAAGCAGAAATTGCAAGTGTTATACCGTCAGTTTCAACATACTGATTTTTGAACTGCGTAATAGCAGGTGAAATAACAGTTGCATAGTTGAAGTTTGAAGTTCCTGCAATAGTTACAACACCGTCTTGAGCCGCAGTTAAAGTTGAACCTTCAGCATCAGGTGCACCAACTGTAACAGAACCAACAGCCGCATCAATAATACATTTATCTGTTAATCTGTTTTTTGCTTCTTTCAAGTTTTGGAACAAGTCAGAAGTAGGGTCAGTAATAAGTTTTACTGCACGGTCATAAGAATCAACAAGGTAAGTACCTGTGAATCTTTTTGCAACAGATTTTCTGTTGTCGTTTCTAATAGTCAAGTATTGTTTAGAAGGGTTTCTACCTGAAGCAGTAACGTCAACAAGGTCATTACCTTCAATACGTGAAATGTTAGAAATACCTTTGATGTCCATGTGCTTAATAGCAGGGCAATTCAAAAGTTTTGTGTCCTTATTAGCCGCTAATCTTTCAAAGTTTTTTTCGAAAAGCAGTAAGGTCGCATGGTCTAAATTCGGGTTTGCAATAACTGTCATTTTTTGTTTCCTTTCGTGTTTGTGATTACAAACCGAATCAGAAACTTTCTGAAGGTTTGCAATCTGTGTAATACTGCTTTACTTCTTCAGAAATTGCCTGACACAAGTCAGATTCTCTTTGAAAGTAATTTGTTGAATTATGAGTGCTTTCGCTTGTTCTAATTCAACGGTTTTTGCACATGGTTATGTGCCTTGCAAGTCATCAAGTGAAGGATAACCGTCACCTGTTTCACCGTCACCTGCATCTTGTTGACCTTCGTCTTGACCGTCATCAAAATTACCTGTCATAGCAAGTATGCCGTTTGCAACTGTTTGACCTGCGTTCTTGATAAAGTCAGATAATGATTTTTTCTTAATTACCTGTTTTTTACCAAGATAATTGTCAACAACTTCAACTACAAGTTTTTCATCACCCAAGTCTAACTTTAATGTTCCGTCAGGTTGACGTTTGTAGAAAGAAAGTTTTGCTTGTTCTTCAGGTGTCTTCATAGGAATTTTCAGCACTTTTTTCATGTATGCTTCCATTGCCTTGTAGCGAAGTTCTGTAATTGACATTGTGTTTGGTAGAGGTATTTCAAAAATGTCGTACATACAAGCAAGTTCTTGTATTTCCTGTTCATTCATTTCTGAAATTTCTTTACCTGCAAGTGGAAAATCGTCACTGACTTTTTGCACGTCTGTAATCAGCCATGAACGAATTCCCGATAATAAAGGTTTGTTTTTCTGTTTTCTAATTAAAATAGGTAAGAATCTTCTTAAAATGTGCGAACCTGCACCTTCAGGATAGAATCTTGATAATTTAATTTCAAAAGAAAAATTTGTGTAATCTTTACCTGAACCTTTGTCAGTTTCATAAATACCTTCAACTTTGTATAAATATTCTGCCATAGTAATATTCCCTTTCAATTTAAAATTCTGTACTAACTATTTAAACAACTCTTGCATGCGTTTAACAATTGCTTCACGTTCACCTGCTTTTTGGTTCGGTGTATTGTCAAGTTCAACAAGACGGTTATAAAGTCTGTCATATTCTGCATTTCTATCTGCTTCAGACATTCTGATTTTTGCAGGGTTAGAAGAATTTGCAGAACCTTCTTTATATCCGTATTTATCAACCAAACCTTTAGCAACACGGTAGAACATTTCTATTGTGTAGTTTGGTGCAGTTTTCTGAAGAAAATCTTGGTCTTCTTGTGGTAAGAATTCTTTAAGAAGTCCTTCAACTGTCTTTCTTTCTTGCTGATTATTGGCAAACATTGTGTTAATACTGTTTTCTAAATCGTCAGCATTTGTGTATTTTTGAAACTCTTGAATTTCAAAATCTGTGTAAGATTTCAAAAGACCTTGACCTTGTTCTTTTGATAAACCTAATTCTTTGAATTTATCACCGAAGAAACCAAGTGCTTCTTCAGGATATTGGTATTCAATTGTTCCGTCTTCATTTTTCAGAATATCATTGAACGCATAACCTTCAGCATTTTCAGGAACTTCAACCTGATTACCGATTTGTTTTGATAATGCTTCTTTGATTTCTTCATAGTTGTCTAAACTTTTCAGGTCTGTTGTTTTAATGTAGTCTTCAACCTTTTTACCGATAAGAGTTTGAGAATTGTCATAACTTCTGAAAAGTTCTGTTTTTAATTCATCACCTGATTTACCGTCAAAAAATTTAGTCCAACCTTTCTCTTTGTATTCTTCAGGAATAGCAAAGTCAGAACCTTGTGAACCACCGTCTGAACCTTGACCACCTTCAGAACCTTGTGAACCGTCAATGCCTTGACCGTCATTTTCAAAATTGTCATCATTCATGTTTTCGTTTTCTCCTTAAATTTGTAAATCGTCTTCATCAAAAATTTCAATTTGTGCAAGTGTTTCTTTCGGTATAACGTTTCTGATAATCGTCCAAATATCACGTCTGCCTTTTTTGTATATCAGAATTTCATTGTTTATATTCAAGTCTTGTTCTGACCAAAAACATAAACGTTTCAGATACTTCAAAAAGAACTTACCGTTTACCGTTGAAAATACTTCTTTACTTGCAAGTTTAAGGTCTTCAATAACCTTCTTTTGTTTTTCCTCTGCTTCTTTTTGCTTCTTTAGAAGTTCATCAACCTTACTGTTGGTTTGCATAAATTTGTGCACCGTCCTTTCCTGCTGAAGCCATATTTTTAGCAACTTGTGACTGTTGAAGAAGTGCTTGTTGTTCTGCTTGTGCTTTTTGTTCTTCTTCCATTGCTTTCAATAGTTCTTCATAATCGTATTTATTTTTAATCAAATTATCGTTTACTAAATTTGAAACTGATTTAAGCAGTTCAAGGAATTCATAAGCATTTATTGCGTGTACAAGTTCAGGTTTAATCTGAAGAACTGCATTAAGGTATTGTAAAAATCTTCCAATTGCTTCATAGACTTCAGCATTGCAAAGTTTTTCAAGTTCACCGTTAAACTTCAGTTTGTACCACATTTTATTGTCTTTAATTGCATCAGTAATAATTTCAGGAATAAAGTCACCTTCTTTAATTATCTTTTGTTTGTATGCAATTTGTTCTTCAGTGTCTTCAGGTAATTCTTGAACTTCATCAAAAGTTTTACCGAATAAACCACAGTCAGCAATAATTGAAATTGCTCTATGACATGTAGGTTCAATTGTTTCAGATTTTTCTTGTGTTAATAGTCCATTTATTGACTTACCTCTTATAGACATTCTGTAACTTGATTCTGTTGCAGTCATTTGTGTTTGATTATTGAAGTCAAGAAGTTGGTCAATTTTGAAAATATTAACAATATCTTTCTTCAATTCAGGTATCAAGAAATTAACAACTGCTGAAATATCACCAACTTGTGAAATTGGAAATACAGGACTTTGACCGTTTGCTTGTGCTTGTGGGTTAAAGGTTGTCACTGAACCTGCTGAACGGTTGAATACATTACCTGCAACAAGTGCACCTGATATAACACCAAGTGCAGGGTCAGTTGTCTTTTCAATGTTATCAACCGTATTACCTGCAATGTGGTTCAACATCTTAATTGATGATATTGCAAGTGTACCTGAACTTTCACCGTAAACCTGATTATTTACACGAATTGCACGACACATTGCAATAGGTAATTTATTGAAATAATCAACTTTGAAAACTTTACTTTCAGAGTTTTCAATAAACCAATAACCTTTATAACGTGCACCGTTTTTACCACGTTTACCCATAACAAATGAATTGTTCGGTAATATTCCGAATATGATTTTAAACTTCTGATTAAACTTGTTATTTTCAATTGCTCTTTGCATTTCATCAGGCAAATTGTTTTTAAGTTCTTCAGAGGGTGAACCGTCTTTATAACAGAATTCTTCAATGATTTGATTTAATCGCCAATGATAAACTGTATAAATAACATCAACCTTATTGTTAGAACCTTCATCAATACAAGAATTCCAAACACCAAACGGTTTAAAAGATAGACAACATTCAGACTGACCATTTTCAAACTCTTTTGATTTGAACGTTCCGATTCCTGAAGTTCCGTAACTGAATTGTTCATAACAATAAGATTTTAAAATACTTTGAAAACCTGCATCAGTTGCGTTCATTTGTTCAAGAAATACATCAGTTGCTTTTTTATAAAAGTCAGACAAGTCAGCACCTTGTGCTTTGTCTTTGATATATTTAGAAGGTTCAAGTGTAACTGCGTTCATATTCCATAAGATACCTGCAAGATAATCACCTGCTTGATTTACAGAAATAAATGCAGTCGGGTCATTTATGAATATATCTTTTTGTTCGTTAGGTTGTTTGTTATCTTCAAATTCAGTGTTAATTTCATTTGTGATAGCAACATAATCTTGTACGTCTTTCCAACGGTCAATATATCTGTTACGTTCAGTTTTCAATTCTCTGAATCTTTCAATAACAAGTTTTTCTTCTTGTTCTGTTATGTCAATAGTGTTCATTGTTAATTTCCTTTTTACTTATACAGGTTTATGTCACCTTTGAAATAAATCTGAAAATCTTCGTCTTGATATTCAGAAGGTTGAAAACCTAAAAGTGTTAGCCATTTTTGAATTGTTTTGTTTTGCTTGTAGCAATTATCCATAATCAACTTATATGTTTTAGACCATTCTTCAACCTGTTTTTTAGCACCTTTCAAGAAGGTGATAATGTTTCCTTTGTGCAGATTATCTGTTGTCAAAAGAAATATACCTGCTGATTCATTATCCTGTGGAATAAGACCGTACAAACCAACAGGTTCGTTAGTTTTTTGTAATTTGACAACGAATATTTCTGAATCTTTAATTGCTTGAAATGTTTGCTCTAAATAGTTGGAATCTTCAGAAGATTTGTAAATCTTCTTCAGTTCTGTTTTTGTGTCTTCACAAAGGTTGTCAAGTACGGCTTCAACAATATAAATTGCGTTATAGGTATTTTTATCTAACAATTCGCTATACATTAACCAAATATCCTACGTATAGACTGACCTTGTTGTGCATTAAGTTCTGCACCTTTGTTACCACCTGAAGTTTCAAGTAATCTTGATTTTGCTTTTGCAGTTTCTTTCTTTTCTTCAGTTGCAGGTGCAGTTGATTCTCTTACAACTGTTTGTGTGCTTGGTCTTGAAAATAATCCCATTTTATTGTTCCCCTTCCTTTATAAATTGTTGTACTGTCATTGTTGGTAATTTAAAATTACCTTTTGAATACTGAAAAATTTCAACGTCTGAATTTTCCTGAAGTATTCTTTGAATTTCTGAATTGATTCTGTCTTGAAAGAATTTCTCATGCACTGTGTTATTTCCGATAATCAAGATTTTTTTGTAACCTCTTGAAACAAGATATTCAATACAAGCCGTCATTGTAGAACCTTTAAAAGAAATATCACCTGCATAAATAAGTCTTTTGTTTTGAGCATATTCACGTGTTGTAATTATTTCCTGTGTAAAACATTCCAACAAATAACCGATAACACCATAATCAGAACATATTCTGTATGTAGGTTTAAGGTATTCTGCGTGTCCGTTTATTGCGTACTTATGAATTTTAGTATCAATTAACGGTTGAATATCTTTCTGTTCAACAGGTGCATGAGTTAAAACAATTGCTTTCATTAAACAGATTCACCACCGAACAAGGTTCTTTTTGTTTTCTTTTGAGAACCAAAAAGTGTATTGCCTGTTTCAGATTCATTTGTGTAATAGTTGTATGTATTTACATTCTTTGCAGTTGAAGAATCTGTATTATCACTTGTTGTAGTTTTGGCAGGTGTTGTAACAACATTGTTAGAACCACTGTGCTTTGCCTTTGAGTATTGATAACCTGCAAAACCTGCAAGTGCCGCTAAAGCCAATAATGGAAACATAATTTTACTCCTTTCTAAAGTCTTTGTTGCCAATTTTTATTTACTGTTTGTATCTGATTTGCATTGTAACCGAACTCTCTCGGTGCATATGCAACAGGACTTGCAAAGGTCAGTGCAAGAGAATCTGCAAAGTCAGTTGAACTGATTTCTGTGCCTTTAACAATATTTTCTTTTTTCTCTAAAGAATACCTGCCTGTTGAATCAGAAACTTTTAAATCAGGAATTATTGAAATATCTCTAACAAATTCTTCAATAAATTCTTGGTCTTTAATGTAAACACCACCTTCTTGCATATACCATGTACGCAAATTATCAAACATTTCTGCACGTCTGTTTGCATACTTTTTGTTGTCATATGCTGAAGAACCGAATTGCACAAGTTCAACTATTGAACTCATACCTTGTGAAACTAAAATGTCATAAACACCTGTGCCATGACCGTAGTCAATAAATACTCTTGCAGGTTTTATTGACTGAATTAAACGCATCACTATACCTGCAAGTCTTACGTTATCCATTTTTTCAAACCTGTAAAACTTCTGAACAACTCTGCCTTGTCTTATGGTAATAATTGTTCTGTCAGAACTTCTTGCAGGGTCAATACCGATAACAACAGGTAAACCTTCACCTGAAATACCTCTGTTTTTTCTTGACATTTCAATATAGTTCAAAGGTATAAGTGCGTTTGAAGTAGTAACAAATGCTTCTTGAATTGATGAAGGATATTCTTGTTTAAACAGATATTCACGACCTTTGAAGTCTGAAAGTAGTTTTGCCCTTCGCCATGCAAGTTGTTCATCATCAAGATTATGTAATGCTTTCAGTTCAAGTTCTTCATCAGTCCATTTAATCGGTTCAATGATTTTTCTTCTGTATTCGTGTTGCTGATACCACGCATAAAACAGTGTCATAAAGTCAGATTTTTCATCAAGTCCTGACTGAACCATATTATAGAAGTATGCACCGTCACCTGAAGTACCGTTTGCAGTTGATTCAAGAATCAGTTCTGAATCAAGATTATCAGGAATTGTTTGTAACATACCTGATACAATTTCGTTTGCGTTAGACCAAAAAGCAACTTCAGAACCGTGAAAGTAGTTAATTGTCATTGAACGACCAACTGATTTACTCCCTGCCGTACCAACACGAAAACTTGAATCAGTTGCAAGTGCAAGTTCTTCTGTGCTATCTTTCAGTAACGGTATTTTCAGTGCATCAGGTAAATTGTCATAATACCTTTTAGTCATTGAAAAAATGTTACGTGCCGAATCAGATTTATCTGCAAGAACAAATGCGTTCTTTGCACGGTTGAATAAAATCTTTGAAAAAAATCTTGCTTCAGTCATTGTTGACATACCAACCTGACGAGATTTTAAAAAGATTATCTTACACGGTTTACCTTGTTTTTTACGTTCTTCAATTCTTCTGTGTGCATCAAGTTGAATATTTGAAAAATTAAAATTGATAACACCCTGATTTTTAGTTTTGATTTTTAAGAAGTTACTTGCAAAATACGGTAAATGGTCTTTAAGTTTCTGAAGTTTGTTAATGTCAATTTCGTTTTCCATAATCACCTGTTATTTCAATTGGTCAAGAACGTCTGCAAGTCCACCACCTGTGACTTGATGTTTGTCAACGAATAAACCACCGAGTTTACCTTTTAATTCAATGGCTTTTAATTCATGCTGATAATTTCCACCGTTCTTTTTTGCTCTGTGTTGAACTTCTGCAAGTTCATCAAAACAGTCTTTAGCAGAATATTTTATTTCGTCCTTAAAAACCTGTTGTACATTTGCTTCTGCCTGATTTAACCATAGGGTTATCTTGGGGTTTTTCAGTAATTTATTGACTTCAGAATTAACAGTTGCTTCATTACTTCCTTCACAGTCATATGCAAAACGGTATGCTTCAGCACCGTTATTGCCATTTATGGCATAACGTAAAACAAATTGTTGTTGTTTGTCTGTAAGTTTTGGTAATTCAGCCATTAGTAATACCTTCCTTTAGGAGTTTAAGAGGGTAAGAATACCCTCTTAAATGAGAACAATAAAGAAATCAGCAGTGATTAACCTGCTACATCAACAGTGTTAATCGTTTCTTTTTGTCCGAAATAATCACATCTGTTTTGTTTTATGGCAATAACTTCACCTTTTCTATTGTGTATTTCTTTGTTTTCGCCATAAGTCCAACCGTAAGGTTTTCCTTTTTGAATTCTTATATCATCAGAAGTATAAAGTTTTCTGATTCTTTCACGTTCAATAATTTCAAGTGCGTTTTTACCTGAATTTTTCTGTGAATAAACTTCATTTGTTATATTATTTTTTTCTTGCAGAACCGTAATAACCTTTGTTTTTTTACCATAAACTTCAAAAATATAAAGTTTACGTTCGGTAAAACCGTTTATATCTGCAAGAAACCAAATTACTTTATGCTGAATTTTACTTGTTCCGTGTACTAAAAACATTCTTCTGCTCTCACTATAACTCCTGTAATTTAACGAACATCAACACTTTTTCACCGTTCCCACGACAAGGCAAGCACCTTGTATTGTGCTACTTCAGTTGTTTGTTCAAATTACAGTTTCCACTTTAAAGAAATTTTAATTTCAAGTCATTAGTAAATAAGTAAATAATTATTTTTATGATTTTAATTTTTATGATTATTATTAAATTTCAGTTGCTTAATATTTTTTTACAAATATTATTTATTGCTTGACAAATATATTTTATCTGTTCTAAATGTTTAATATTGAAAACCCTTGTGCAGACTGTGTTATAAAAAGAAAAATTATAAAATTTTATCTTTTGTTTAAAGATAAAATTTATATTTATATAAATTTTATTATTTTATTTTATTTAGTTTTATTTTATTTTATTTTATTTGCATTGCATTGCATAATTTTGCATATGCAAATTTTATGCATTGCATAGTTTTGCATATGCAAATGCATATGCAAAAATCATTTTGCATAACTTTTGCATCAGTTTTGCATATGCAAATGCATATGCAAATTTATTGTTCATTATTAAAGTTATGTTGTTGTATATGTTCTTCAGGAAACAAGCCATTCATCAGGTAGTTTGCAGGTTTACTATTCAGAACTTTTTTCTGAAGTTCTTTTTTAGTTTTATCAACCGTGTCTGAAGATAATTCTTTGCCTGTTAATGATTTATAACAATTTGCAATTAAATTAAATATAAAACCGATAACGGCAAACGCAACAAGTAATTCAAGTATTTCCATTCTTTACCTCACTTTATGACTTTTTATATACAGAAAGGAGTACGTCCATGACAAAATCAGAACTTGCACAAATTCTGTACGCACTACAAAAAGTATATGGTAAAAAGAACGCAATAAAACTTTTTGAAAAGTTTGTTAAAATCATTGCTTCTTAATTCCATACTTCAATAAAATACTGTTTACCTCATCAAGGACTTCTTGTTTGACGTCCTCAAATTCTGGTGCAATAAACATATCACCTACACCTGCAAGTAAATAGTTAATATTTACATTGTGGTCAAGTAATAATTTGACTAATTTGTCATTGTTCAAAAAAGTTTTATCTTGTTCCAATAAAGATACAAACTGTTTAGAAATGCCAAAAATCTTGCCAAATTCGTCTTGTGATAGTTTCAACCTTTGCCTAATTTTTTTAATTCTTTGACCTTGTGTTTCCATTTCCGACCTTCTTTATTAAGTTTTGTAAATTGCTTTATTGTAGATATTACTTGATTTTCTACACTAAACGAATGATTTGTATAATAATAATTTGACACGGTACAATTATTATTATACAATTCGTTCAGTAAGTTTATTTAATTGCTTGCTTATTTATGTAATAGCACAAAAACACGAAAACGGCAAAAATTTACCGTTCTTATTCGTGTGGTTTTTGTACGAAAAATTTTAAAAAAGAAAGTGAGGAACAACAAAATGACAAAACTTCCAAAAAACAAAGTGCCTGTTACGGTTGGTATTCCTTTTGACTTGTTACGTCAAATTGATGACAGAGCATTTGAAGAAAACCTGTCAAGAAGTGAATACGTGGTACAGGCATTAAAAGAAAAAATTAGTAATGAAGAAGAAAAATAGGAGTTTAGAAAAATGAGAACAATTAACAAGAGAGCAGTCAGAACCGAAAACAAAGAAAATTTCATTGTGAAATTTATCAGGAATTTAAAACAAAAAGAAGAATTCAAGACACGAAAAGAATTAAATTTTTTATTTCAGCAGGTGTTTCAATATTACTTTGATGCACAAAAACCCATTAAATTATCTGAAGTTGACCTGCCTGAATTTATGTATGACAAGCAACGCATGGAACGTGCAGAAAGACGTGCGTTTAAAGAACTGCTTTATAGAGTTGCAGACAGAAAAGTTGTAAGCAAACTTTGTGCAAAAAGAGTAAACCAACTCAAAAGACAAGGTTTAAAAGTTACTTTATAGAAGGTAAAAATGGCAATAAGAGAAGATAAAATTATTAAACCGTTCTTTTCACATGACTATGCACCACTTGAAGACAAGAATCTTTTAAAATTGTTTATCACGTTAGGTGCAGAAGGTTACGGTATTTATTGGTTGGTGGTTGAGTTTATGCACCAAAACACTTTTGTTGTCGGTGAAGAAGAACTGCTTGCATACAAGATTCATGTAGATGTAGAAAAAATCAAACGTGTCATGAACGATTTTCAATTATTCAGAATTGAAGAACGTGAAAACGGCAGTGTGTATATTTCAGACCGAATTTTACGAAACCTGAATTACGTAGAACAGAAGAACGAAGCACGAACACAAGCCGCAAATGTCCGTTGGTTACTGTCTGCATTTAATAAATCGTATGTTGAATTCTTTGGTGAAGAACCAATATTACAGTCTGACGAAATTGAAAGTCTGAAAAAATATAGTGAAAAAATTCCTGATTTAAAAGGTAAGTTAAGAGATATTTTATACACTCTTAAAAACCTGAAGTTTGACACTGACGTTAATTTTAAGCCGTGTGCAAATTGGTTATTAAAAGACAATAACCTTGCAAGGTTGGTTAATGGTGAGTTTGGAAAACTGAAACACAAAAAGACCGAAAAAGAATTACGAGAAGAACAACGTCAACTTGCGATTCAGGAAGAAAAACGCAACGAACCTTCAGAACTTGAATTACAGGTTGAACAAATTTCAAGTAAAGCAGAAGCACTTGATTTTATTGTTGAACAATACAAAGGAAAGAATATACCAATGAGCATGGGCAAGTTGTTTATTATTCCAACACTAAAAGATTTAGCAAAGAAGTTTGACATTACAAACACAGAAATTATTGAACAACACAAAGGACTTGAAGAATGAGCAGAAGAAGGAAGAAAAAACCGTACGTTTCAAAGTGGGAAAATGATGCAGTTTTAATAACTTCAACGGTAATAAGTTTTGAATATCAGAACAAAGAAATAGGTGACAGAACAAAAAACGTTCTTTATCTGAAAAGCAAAAGTTATCCTGAAACAGGCAGGTTGTGTGTTTTATGGGGTAGATGTAATGCAAGAGTAGGTGACGAAGTAATGTGTAAAGGCAGAATCAATGAACAAGGTACGTTTTTAATATGGTCGTTGATGATAACCAAGAGGGCAGAACAAAGTGAAGTATGAAGTTGGCAAGACGTACATTATCAACCTATACAGAAATGAGGAATTTTACAGGTGCAAGAAGAAGTTTTTGAAACACAACGAGAATTCAATAATAAATTCCCAAACAAAATGTATGTCTGTTCAAGATGTGGTGCACTCACAAATAACCCTTACCAATGCCGAGAGTGTGAAAATCAGTCAAACAACTTCATATACACAGAAAAGACATACAGATACACCATAAAAGAAATCAATAAAACAGAACAAATTTTTAAACCGATAGAACTATTTAAGGAAAATATCAATGGGTAATATACAAACAAATGAATATATAAGGACTTCAAAAGGAAACAATGACGAGTGTTACACATACCGTTATGCAGTAGAACCGTTGCTTGAATTTCTTGAACAGTATAAAGACAAAGTTATATGGTGTCCTTTTGATACTGAAGAATCGGAGTTTGTAAAAGTTTTCAAAGAACACGGTTTTAATGTTGTAAATTCACATATTGATAACGGTCAAGATTTTTATGAATACGAACCTGAACACTTTGATTTAATTGTTTCAAACCCACCGTTCACAAATAAAACAAAAATGTTTGAACGTGTTTTAAGTTTTAATAAACCGTTTGCAATTTTAATGTCTGTTCTGTATCTCAATGACGGTACACCGTACAGACTTTTCAAAGATATAGACCTGCAATTATTGTTATTCCCAAAAAGAATGACGTTCAAGAATCAGGTTCAGGTAAACAAGATAAGTTTTATGTCTTGTTACTTTTGCAAAGATATTTTACCAAAAGCAATTATGTTCAGAGATTTTTCAAATGTAAATCAATTAAACATATTTGCGAGGGGGTTAAAGGAATAGTTGACTAAATTCACAAAGCAGGGGGTTCTTATCCCTCACCCCCTGTATTTTTTAGAGGGAAGAAAGGAAAAACAAAATGATAGATGTAAAAATTGTTTGTGAAAAAGACAAGTACAAACCGAGTTATGCAAACTCAACAGATGCTTGTATGGACTTAAAAGTTAAGGTTGAAGAAGGTAAAAGTTTAATTGCACCTTACACTTCAAAAAGTTTTTCAACAGGTATAAAGGTTCAAGTTCCTGAAGACCATGTGATGTTAATTTTTCCGAGAAGTTCAACAGGTTTTAAATTGCACTGTATGTTGTCAAACACAACAGGCATTATTGATGCAGGTTATCGTGATGAAGTAAGACTTGCACTGTACAACTTTGGTGATTCAGCAGTTGAACTTGAAGACGGTCAAAGAGTTGCACAAATGATGATAATACCACGACCAAAAATAAACCTGATAGAAGTTGAAGACAATGAAGAATTCAAAAAAGGTAATCGTGGTGGTGGTATTGGCAGTACAGGAAAGTAGGCAGGTATGACAACTTTGATTATTAGAAAAATTGAAAGTTCAAAAAACCTGATAAGTTTTGAAGAACTCACAACAGGTGTAAAAGCACAACTTATGAAAGATAGTATGCACAGAGCAATGCAAAACCTTTACTATTGGCGAAAAGATTTAGGTGCAACAAATTTCTGTTCAATGTTATTTCACCTGTTGTGCAAAGCAGACGATAGAAACAAAATGAAAATCTTTGTCGGTTTTCCTGAAGAAACAATTTGTTATCTACTTTGGTACACAAACCGTGAAGTTAGTGAAGCAACATTTTTCTGTAAGTGGTTGAAGGAGTTAGAAAATGGCAACGAGAATTGAAAAGATTTTTAGAACAAACACGATTCTGACAATGAACCTGATTCTGAATGAAGTCAGTGAATGTGTTGAAACTTTGAACGGTAAAACAAGATTATCAAAAAAAGAAGTTGCAGATTCACTTTTAAAAATAGCAAAAACGGTTGATAAATTTTTTCAAAAAGAATCGGTGACTGACGAAGAACTTCAACGAGTTACACGCAAAGGAAAAATAAAATAATGGACGTCTTGAAATATTTATACGGTGAAGCATATGCGAATCAGATTAGAAAAATGGATAATCTTAATCTTGAAATTCAAAATGCAATGAACTTTAAATATTGCCTGATGTTTAAAAAAGAACTTGAAAATACGTTACAAGAACTTGAAAGGAAAGAGCATGAACGAAAAGAAATTAACCTTAATAAATCTTGATGCACTTCAAAAATTAGTTGAAGAATCAGAAAACGAACATGAAAAAGCACTTAAAAAACTTCAGAGTGAATTAGACACGGCAGTTCAGCAGTATAACCAAGTTGTTCAGCAGAACAAAGATTTGCAAAGTGAACGCAACGTTTATATAAAAGCACTTCAGGAAATAAAAGAACTGTTCTATATATTTCAAAAAGCAACACTACCTTTTCATGTAGGTAAAGGTGAAAAACTTCCTCACCGTATGGCAAATGAAATTGAATATCACTGTGAACTGATTCAGGGAAAAATCAACGAGGTGTTCAAATGAAATGGGTAACAACAGACTATAAAGGAAACCCACAAGTTTGGTATTCAGGTGATGTGATAGAAAAAATCATAAAACTATGTGCATTTTATGTTTCAAAAACACCTAAAGAATATGCTGAAAAATGTGATTTTAATAAAGGCAGGGAACATTGTGCACTGCAAGTTGTAAGCATAATTGAAAGTGAGGATAACAAATGAGTTTAAGTATTGACGATATAAACCGATTAGAAACAGAAAACAAACATTTTAAAAAGATGTGGAAAGACACGCAAAAACAACTTGACCTTGCAGGTAATCTTGTTGTTGAAATGACCGAGAAAAAAGACATACTCAAACATGAGAATGAATATTTGAAACAGTTGTTAGGTGAAAAACGCAAGCCGAAAAAAATTGCAATTTTAGGAAAACTTGAAACAAAGTATGATGCACCTTTTGATGATAAGTCATGGGAAATATGGTCAATGAATAAACATAAGGACGAAGAACTTATACCGAGAGTTGATAAATGGTTTGATATTCACATAAACCCTGATAAAAAAGATGCAGATGTTTTGCGTGAAGACTTTCCTTTTGACGAGTGCAAACAACTTGCAGGTGGTAATTATTTTGTCACTATTACGAGTTATTTAATTGCATATGCAATTTTGAAGGGTGCAACACACATTGCCCTTTATGGTATGAGATTCACCATTGACCACGAGAGAAGGCAACGAGAACTTGAAAATGTTAGACAGTGGATATTCTTTGCTTTAGGTAGAGGAATTGAAGTCAGCATACCTTCTGACAAAGAATACTTATTGCCTGAACACATAATAAAAGAGGGTGAAGACTATGACCAATAATACAATACGGAGTTTTGATATATTTGATACGGCAATAATCAGAAAAGTTTTTTTACCAACAGATATATTCAAGGTGGTAGAAGAAAAAGTTGGAAACGATTTTTTTAATAAAAGACTTCAGGCAGAAAAACTTGCACGAGAAGACAAGAAGTATTACGGCATAAAAGACATTTACAAACACTTACCTGAATTTGATATGCAGGTTGAAATTGATACCGAGTTTGAAAACTGTATTGTAAACCGTGAAATTTTAGAAAAATATAACCCGAATAACACAGTGTTTATTTCAGATATGTATTTGCCGTCAAAGATTTTAAAACAGATATTAGAAAATGCAGGTTACAAGAACCCTGAAGTTTATGTATCTTGTGAAATGAACGCATGTAAATCTGACGGCAAACTTTTCAAGAAGGTTGAAAAGAAGACAGGCAAAACAATTTCAATACATTACGGTGATAATTATGTTGCAGATATAGAAGGTGCACGGAAAGCAGGTATAACAAAAACTGTTTTCAACCCTGCACTGCATACAAAGAATCTAAATATACCGAAAGTAAAAGATACTTTTTTGAAGAAATTTCTTGCAATAGCAGAAGACAAAGCAGAACCACTTCAGAAACTTGCACTGTTTTACACACCGATAATTTTTGAATTCACACGGTGGGTTTTACAGAACCGTGAAGAAGGTCAAAAGATTTTCTTTTTATCACGTGATATGTATATGCCGTATTACATTGCAAAGGTAGTGTTCAAAGCAAAAGATGTTTATTATCTGCATGTCAGCAGAAGAAGTTTAGCAGGTCTTTGTTTAAAAAGTAAAAATAAAGAACTGACAAGAAAAATGTCATTTATCTTTTCAAAAGAAGAAATGAAACAACGTAAACTTCAGGACGAATCAGAAGTTTTGAAATACCTGAAGAAGTTCAAAATAAAAGATAATGACATAATTGCTGACATAGGTTATGCAGGTACAATTCAGGCAGGTATAGAATATGCCCTGAAGGTTAAGTTGCAAGGTTTATATATTCAGGTATCATCAAAAGTTTTATCAGGACTGAAGACAAAAATGTTTTTAAGCAGAATGGCAATACACTTCTGTTTAATGGTTGAATTCGTTTTTGGTAGTGATGAAGACAGTGTTGAAGGATATTTAAACGGTAAACCTGTTTTTATGCCTGATAACGAAGAACGCAAAGAACTTGCAAGAGCAATAACAAATGTTGTGTTTGAAACGGTTGAAATTTATTATAGCAACTATTTTATTACAGGCAGAAAACTTGACGTGTTTGACCTTGAACAAATATTGATTCACCAACAGTATTACCCGAATGATGAAATGATTCAGATTTATAATAAAAAGATTTTCTCAAACCGTGAACGCAAGGAAAGTATTATAGGTTTTGATAAATCTGAAATTAAAAAAGGTGATTTAAGAATTGCATATATGCGTTCATATTGTCAGCCGTTATTTAAAGCACTGCTTGAACGAGATAAAGAGTTGAAACATTTAAGTAAACTGTTAGGTGGCTAATGTCAGATTTAATTGTAGTAAAAGGTAAAATAATGATAGACACCAACGACATACAAGATTTACGAGGTCTTGAATATGTTGGTGAACCTGAAGAACTGTCAGGTAAATTTGTTGTGCGTGTTTTCAGTAAAACACCTTTTATTGATTTTGTTTGTGATGACATAGTTGAAGCGAAACGGCTTTACAAGAACATATTAAAATCACGGCATATTGTTGATATAAATGAAATGAGGTATGGCAAATGATAAATAATGTTATACCTTTAAAACCAACGACTGATTTAAAACTTGTGCTTCTTCCCCCTGAAGAAAATGAAGAAGTTACACAAGAAGACGTTAAAAACTTTTACAGAAATTTAACAAATATTTTAATGAGTGAAAATTGATTTTTTATTTTTATGATAAAATCTTTTCATGAAATCAGCAGTAGCATACGCACGTGTGTCATCAAAAAAACAAGAAGATACAGGTTTTTCAATACCTGCACAAATAGAACTATTCAAACAATATTCTGAAAAATCAGGTATTAAGATAGTTAAATTTTTCGTTGAAAATAAAACAGGTGGTAAGGTTGGCAGGAAAGTTTATAATGAAATGCTTGCCTTTATTAAACAACACAATATAAAAGATGTGTTTGTTGAAAAGACTGACCGTATTTACAGAAACTTTAAAGATTATGTTGTGCTTGAAGACTTATCACAGAACTTCAACCTTGTTGTGCATCTTGTAAAAGAACGTGTAATTTTAAGCAAAGATTCAACAAGCCATGAAAAACTTGTGCACGGTTTTAAGGTTCTTCTTGCAAAAAATTACCTTGACAATTTACGTGAAGAAGTCCTGAAGGGCAGAGAAGAAAAAATACGTGAGGGTGGTTATCCTCATAAAGCACCTGTTGGTTATTATAACGACACAGATAAAAGCACCAAGAAAAAAGAAATTTTTGTTGATAAAGAAAAATCTGTATTTGTAAAACGTTTATTTGACTTGTATTCAACAGGTGCATATTCTGTTGATGAATTAAGAACAAAACTTTTTAACGAAGGTTTTAACCATAAAGGTAAACCGTATTCAAAACCAAGATTACTATTTGTATTAAAAGATGTTTTCTATATCGGCAAAATGAAAATCAAAGGCATAGTGTATGACGGCAAGCACACACCGATTATTGACATTGAAACGTTTAACCGAGTTCAGAAAATGTTTAATCAAAGTAAAGCAAGAAGTCATGACGTTGAATTTGCATACACAGGTTTATTAACTTGTGGTCATTGTGGTTGTCAAATGACTGCCGAATTAAAGAAGGGCAAGTACGTTTATTATCATTGTACAGGTAAACGTGGTGGAAACTGCAAGCAAGATTATATACGAGAAGAAAAACTTGATGAAATATTTCTGCAACTTATAGACAGATTACCGAACCCTGAAGACGGTTTATTTGAAGAAATCAAAAAAGCAGTAAAAGAAATCAGACAAATAAAATCTGAATATGAAGAAACGAGCATGGAAGAAATTCAGAAACAGATAAACAGACTTCAGAACAGATTAGACAATTTATATACAGATAAACTTGACGGTAGAATAAGCCAAGAATATTGGCAAGAAAAACACAACGAGTGGTACAACGAGAAAGACAGACTAATTGAAAAATTGAAAGTTATCAGCAACACTTCAAGAACTTTTGACGAGGGTTCGAACTTATTAGAAAACTTCTGCAAATATGCACGGCAAGAGTTTTTGAAGGCAAACGGCAAGAAAAAACGTGCTATCTTAAAAATGTTAGGTTCGAACTTTTCTTACAAAGACAAAGAAGTAAGCATAGTGCTTACTTCCGTGTTCAATTATCTATTAAATAATCGTTTTGTTAAGTATGGAGCACGAGAGTTACCTACGTTAGAACTCCACAAAATCATTTTTACATTAAAAGATTTATTAAGTCAAGAATTTATTTCACAAATAAAATTGCTTGATGTTGCATAGAAAAACGGCTTGCCTGAATCATCAAGCAAGCCGAATATATCCGAAAACGAAAACGGACATTAACTACCCAAGAACAGGTTCTTTTCTGCCTGTCTTCTCCTCACTAAACCTGCAAGGACTTTACCCCCTGCATACTTCCACCTCTCAAATTGTTCTGAAGCATTTATATATTTTCCGTCATTTAATAACTTCAGAAGTGTTGAATTCTTAAATGCACCGTAACCAATGTTATATTCAAATGACACTAACGCATCAAACTGATACTGTGTCAAAGGTACAATAACGAGTTTTGAAACATTGTTACAGTGAACAGTTAAGTCAGACCGTAACAAACGTTCTGCTTCTTCCTGTGTAATTCTTTGACCTGCATGAACGTCTGAACCTGTATGACCGTAACCTATTGTCAAAATTCCCGCAGGGCATTTATAAGTTGAAAGACTACACCCTTCAAATTTTTTAATTAAATCAATTCCTTTTTGCGAAATATTCATGATAATCTTCCTCTAAAGTTTTAACTCTTTCTGATAGTTCGTCTTCTCTTTTGTGTGCTGACTTTGTGCTTGCTTCTGCAAGTGCCATTCTCTCAATTAAGTTATTATGTTTATCTTGTTTTTCTTCAAGACGTTTAATTTGTTTTTCCATATACTTAATTGCGAACACTAAACCACCGATAAACAAACCTGCTGAAAAGACTTGTATAATCAGTGTTATAATAAAACTTGCTACTGCAACGACTGTACCTGTTTCCATTTTGTTACTCCCTCATAAGTCTTTTAATTGTTTTCCTGATAACTTTTATATATTCGTTACCGTTGAAATCTTTCAGTCTGATATTTACAAACTGTGCAAGATATTCTTCAACGGCTTCAAAATTTATAAAATCTTTTAAAGGTAAATTGCTTCTTTTAAAATTATTATGGTCTGTTGCAAGCACCAAGTTTTCTAAAGTAGTTTTACCCCCTTTTGAGTGTGGTAATAAATGTTCAAGTGTAACATTATCTTTTGTGAGAATATCACCGTAAAAACCTTTCTTGACAGTTGGCATATTTCCTTTTAACCATTGTGTTTTAAGTTGATGTTTATAGCCAAAAGTGACAAGTGAAGGTTTTTCAATTCTCATTTTTTCTTACCCCACTTACAAAATTTTTGATAATTGTCAACACTGTGAAACATTGCCCAACGTTTTACAGAATTGAATCTACCGAAGTATTCACATAAAGTTTCAAAAATAAGAGTTGATAAATACCTATTGTTACCAACAACTTCTTTATGTTCACACATATAATCATGAACACAACTTGCAAGTTTAAAACGTGGTTCTTTTTGCTGACCGATTAAGAGCCAACAAAGTGGTGGTACGTTTGCACCGTTCCAATCATAACCTTTTTCTATTGTGAACTTATAAGATTCTTCTTTGAACTCAACAAGAATACCAATATCAGCCGTTGTGATAAACGGCTTGTTTAGTGCCCTTTTTAGTTCGTCACCTTCTAAACCAACAAGTGATTTATCTTGCAGGTACAATTCAGGCATAGGTTTATCAAAATATATCTTCAGGTCTTTACGACCATGAACAATACAACAAGGTAAATCTTCACTTATCATTTTTCTTACCTTCTATCTTTGTCTGAATATTTTCTAACTTTTGAACAACTTCAGTAAGGTCAACTTTTGAAGTTGAAAGATGTTCAACTTTTGACTGTGCTTCTTCATAAGTTGTTTCAATTTTGTTAATGGTGTAAAGTAATTTGTTAATCAATTTAATTGCAAGTTTAATTAACTTTAACAATTTGTTGTTAAAATTTAACATGGTATTCCCCCTTTCAATTTATGAAAAACTACAAGGTCAGCATAAGCAGAAAACCTGCTTAAAAGTTTTTCGTGTAACTTTATACCTAAAATATTTTTTAGCCGTCTTAAAAACGATTCTGAAGGTTCATTAAAATAAAAAATGCCCTGCCCGAATCACCTCAATAAGAATCGCACGTGCATTTTATCAAGATGTACCCAACCACCCAACCAAAAATTCAAGTGTTAGGTTAAATTTGCAACTGCTTGTTGATACATTTTTTGTGCATACAAAGTTGTAAATTCAATATAATATTCAAGCCATTGTTCTTTTGTCATTGTTTCTGCGTGATATTGATGTGCAACAAGCCATTCTTCTGTGCACTGTTCTTCTTTTGTGTAGTCAAGTGTAGGGTAGAAAATAATCATATTTGCAATATTTTCGGTCAGCCCACCCATAGCCATAACCATATTGTTTATGGTGTCAATTGACTGTTGTGCGTTCGCATAACCTTTAGGTTGAAGTCTGTAATTACCTTTAGAAGTGGTTAAAAACTTGCCTTCAAAATCTTCTTTATTTTGTTTTGCAAGTCTTTCTGCAAATGTTTCGTCTTCTACAATTTGACCATTTTCAAATTTGTATCTGTCTTCATGTGTAATGTAGTTATAATAAACTTCTTGTGTTACAGGATAACTGACAAGTGTTCCTGAAGTTAAGTCATCATTGCTACAATTTACGATTTTTCCATTTTCAACGTTTAAATAAAATGCCATAGTTTTACTCCTTTATTCTAAATAAAATGCATCACCCTGTTTTTTGATTTTCGCTTTAATAGGAAAATCATCAATATTAACTTGTTCAAGTTGTTTTCTAATTGTTGAACTGCTTGTAAAAACAATAAGAACTTTTTCGTCTTTATCTTCTTCAAGAATCAGTTGCAGTTTAATTGTTTTTCTGTCTTCAACGTTACACAACTTCCACGCAAGAATAATAACGGTTTTATCAAACAAGGTTAAAATACTGACCTTCTTTCCACATAACGGTAAATCAGGTTTTGCACCGATTTCTTTAAATTCTTTAATCGTCATGTTTGCTATCGTTTTATTCATTTCTAACTTCCTTATCAAGTTGTATGTGTAACAATGTTCAGCATAACCTTTATAAGAATTTATTGTGCTCAAACGTTCAAGCAGTGTTCTTTTATCCTTGCCTGATTTGATTTTTGTTAATGCCCTTTTGAACTTCAGTGCAGTTCTTTTTCTTAAAATGGTGTAGCCGTTAAAATGTCTGTAACCGAGAAAATCAATACCTTGTTTAGTTCTAAACACTTCAGCAAAACTCAATTCTTGAAGCAGTTTAGTTTCAACGAATTCTTTAACTTTCTTTTTAACTTCAAATAGTTCTTCTTTTGTGTGACCGAAAAACACACAGTCATCACAATACCTGCAATAATGTTTTACCTTCAGGGTATGTTTCACATACCTGTCAAGGTTATCTAAATAAACATTGCCGAACAACTGACTGCACAAATTACCGATAGGGCAATTTTTACCACCTTCAATTGAAAATACAATATCTTTAATAATGACTAATAAGTTTTTATCTTTAATAACTCTGCAAATAGAATCATAAAGAACCTGTTGGTCAATTGTCGGGTAAAATTTTCTTACATCTGTTTTCAAACACCATTTATAATTTTTGATATGTTTTCTCACATATTTACTTCCGTTTAACTGACCTCTGCCTGATATACACCCATAAGTTTGGTCAATAAATCTTCTTACAAATAACGGTTCAATAACGTTAATTATTGCGTGCTGAACAATTCTGTCTTCTAACGGTAATATGTAAATTAACCTTCTTTTTGTATTTTCCTTGATATACTTTGTCTGATATTTAGAAGTCTTAAACTTACCGTCAATAACTTTTTGACGTAATGCTTCAAGGTTTGCATCAAGATTCTTTTCAAATTTTCTTACATCACGTCTTCTACTTCTTCCTTTTTTAGTTAATCGCCATGCAAGATAAAAGTTTTCTTTTGAAATAAATCTATCCCACAAATTACCTGTTCTTTTCATTGTTCACCTTTAAAAAAGGTTGGCTTGAATTTTCATGTTATTTACTCAAACAAACCAACCAACGCATTGTTTTTTCGCCTGAAGACGAAGGATACTTGTTCCAGTTTGCATTTCCTTCTTGCGAAGGACTCACAATATCACCCCACGAGCACCATTGTTCGTGTTCACATTCGTACGAGTATTGTTACAATTACGAGCCCAAGAACCACAGTGAGACGAGTTATCGTAATTCCCACCGAATTTCAAAACGGTTGAACAAGATACCCTATATTTTATGATTTATGGTTTATGAACCCTGATTTATGGTACAGGGTTCTTGAATATTGGCTTATGGCTTAATTACTGAAACCCTTTACTTATGAGGTATTTCAATATGCAAACTCACCCCACGAGCACCAGAGCTCGTGTCCACAGCCGCACGAGTACCGTAACAATCACGAGCCCAAGAACCACAGTGAGACGAGCTACCGTAAACCCCACCGAACCTCAAAACGTACGGCATACCGTAAGAACTACCTCTATTAGTAACGGCATATTCGTTCCAACCACTACCACCAACAGGTGCAATTTCGTCACCCCATTGCCATAAGTAACCACAACAACATTCAACAA